AAATGGTTATAGCTAATCAACTGTTCAAACAGATCAATGTTCACACGCATCAATTGGGATTCATACACGACGAATTGCAATTCGAATGCTATCCAAAAGATATTAATGACGTTAAGTTCACCCTTGAACTCTCAGCAGTTAAAGCTGGAGAGTATTATAAATTACGATGTCCCATCGCAGCAGAGGCAAAGTCTGGCAGCAATTGGTCAGAGGTACACTGACATAGTATGGGCTGCTGGATTATTTGAAGGAGAAGGCTGTATTCATACACTCCTACAAAAAACAAGAAAAAACACAGCCAGAACAATTTCTATAAGCATGACAGATAAAGATGTTATGGAAAGATTTGTAGATGTAGTTGGATACGGAAATTTACGTGGACCATCCTGGGGTCATAAGAGTAAAAAACCCTATTGGCA